CTTTTTTGTCATAATGGACATTTATAGCTATATATTATTAAGGTGATATGATGATATAGTTTATAGTTAAGCCGCATGGCAAGAAAGGAATCATATCATGACTAAAACTAAATTCTATGAAGTATCTAAAGTAATGGAAATGGTAGAACTTATTTTGAATAAGTTCTACAATGATATGGATGAAAACCATATTATTGATAGCGTTTTCTGCTGTTATGAAGAATATTTCACCATCTACCATCCGTTAGAAGGGCATATCAAGTCAAATGATACCTTTGAGGTAATTGAGAATGGTGAGTATATCTTGAAGATGTTAGCCATCACCAATAAGTACAACGATATGGGATGGGGACCATATTTGACAGCATTAGAGTTGGGGATCGAAAAGATCTCTAAGTTGGTGTAAGAGAATAAAGAGTAGAGGGTCAACCTCTACTCTTTTATTTTTTTCTTTTTTATTAATAATTAGATTCTACTAGTTTAATGAACCCATTTTCATTAACAGCTAATGGGAAGTTCATATTCAAGTTAGAGTTACGTGCAATACCAGTTTGGAAGTTGATATTCATATCTTCTAATAAGAATGGATCTGGTAAACTCATATTATCAATTTGCTCACCAGTTTTAATATTCATACAACGGAACTCTCTAGATTCTGTTTTTGGATCAAATACAACTACAGTTTTAATATCTGGATTGTGCTCCATAATCATACGATTTTGTTCAGGGGTGAATAACTCATCATTAGTTATCATAGGTTGATAAATATCCATACCACCTTGTTGTTGAACCATCAATGGTACATCACCACTTTCTAATCTAGGTGGAATGAAACCAGTTTCAAGTTGTTGACGAGGAGTATTGATGATATTTTCATATAAGCCCATGATAGCCGCTTCATCACTACCGCTATTATCAAGTTTAAGTTCTTTAGTACGTTTAAGTTCCATATCATGACATTTAGAGATAACAGAGTTAAGCTCTTTAATAGCAGATAACTTAGTACTAGATAGAGATGAGATAGTGGCAGAAATATCAGTTAGATATTGATATTTACCACGTATCTTAGATAAACGGATATCATTGAATTCTTGTTTCAATTCACCTTGAAGACCATCGATTTGACCAATCATGATTTTGATCAAATCATTAGTTTCTTCATAAGAATCAATGTATGGTTTATTGGTAACGATCTCTTCAGCGTCGCCACCAACTGCAATGTCATCATTGTCTTTATTTTTTCTTGGTCGACCACGTTTACGTGGTTTGATCAAAGTACTTTCATCGATAGGAGAATTCTCCACCACAATTTTTTTACCTTGACCGGTTGCAAATTTATTAAATATGGATGAGCCACTAAAACTAGGTTTAGTTACTGGCTCTTCTACAGTAATATTACCTTCCATAATAGCTTCAGTATATTGCATAATTTATCCCTCCTTTATGGGTTATTTTAAAGTTCTATGTATATATTCTTATAATGCCTAAAAACGTCGAATTATAAAAAAATAAACTCCCAGATACATTAAAGTAGGTATAAATACGAAGGAGGATTTAAATATGGCTAACATCTTAAACATATTTAACCAGTTCCCAAAAGACTATAATTTAACGATTTTGCAAACATTCTTTGCAAAACCATATAAGCAAGAAAATGGTAAGTGGACTAAACCATCTTTGAGTTTAGTTGCTAAAGATAATAATACTGGTAAGAAACACGTATGTGAAATTGAAGATCCTGAGTATATTTGGTTTGTAGCAAAAGAGCCAGATAAACTTACTCATCATTATGACTTCTTACCAAAGAATGAATTAGAAGCTATTCAATGTCCTAATAGAGAATTAGAGAAATGTATAGCTCAAACAACTGGTAATATGAAATTCTTTACAAATAATATTGCCAATGGCGAATATAGAGAGAATGCTAAGTTACATACTTTGAATCAAGTATTCTTCTCTGACCAAAATATTGAAGACCATTATAGATTCTGGTTTAATCGTTTATTCAAGAATGATATCCAATCTGTAACTAAAGCATATCTGGATATCGAAGTTGATATCTCTGATATTGCTGGTGATTTCCCAGAGCCAGGTGAAGCTCCAGTTAATGCAGTAACGTATATTAACAATGGAGTTATTAATACATACATTCTTAGAGACCCTAGAAATCCATTGGTTCAAGAATTTGAAAACCAAGTAGCTAGTGGTCAAATAGAACGTGAGTTAAGAGAACTTATTAACTTTGCTATTGGTGATGAAGAAAGACAACGTAAGTTTAATATCTTTGGATATAAGTTTAATGTAAAATTCTTCGATCAAGAGATACAATTACTAGGTTCCTTATTTAGACAAATCAATACTGAAGAGCCTGACTTCTTATTAGCATGGAATATGGCGTTCGATATTCCATATATAATTCAACGTATTCGTAATCTAGGATATCGTCCAGAGAGTATTATGTGTCACCAAGACTTTAAGATTAATCCTAAAGCGGAATACTTTATTGATACTCGAATGGAAAACAATTATGCAGAACGTGGTGACTATGCATACATTTCTTCTTATACAGTATACTTAGATCAAATGATTCAATTCGCATCTCGACGTAAAGGTCAATCTGCATTTGCATCATTTAAGTTGAATGATATTGGTGCTCAAATCTGTGGTGTACAAAAGTTGAACTATCATCATATTACTACAGACTTAGCTAAGTTACCATTCTTAGATTTCAAGACATTTGTATTCTACAATATTGTCGACGTATTAGTCCAAGTATGTATTGAAGAATCTACAGATGATATTGGATATATCTATAACTCTAGTGTATTGAATAATACTCGATTCTCTAAAGTACATAGACAAACTATCTATCTACGTAATAAACAAATAGATTTCTATTTCAATCTCGGTCTCGTTGTAGGTAATAATATCAATAAGACTAGAGAGAAACCATCTGAGAAGTTTGACGGTGCTTTCGTAGCTGACCCTAACTTGGTTAATGATTCAGTTAAGTTAAAGATCAATGGTATTCCAGTTTTCTTATGTGATAACTTAGTTGACTTTGACTTTAGTTCTCTATATCCAAGTATTAATCGTGAATTCAATTTGAGCTCTCCATCTGAGATTGGTAAGATTGAATTTGAAGATGATAAAGATGCAAGCTCTGCAATCATTGAAGATATTGTAACTCAAGACCATTTAACTATTGGTCATAGATGGTTTGGTTTACCTAACTATAGTGAGTTAGTAGATCAAGTATCTACATTATTCGCATCTGGTAGATTATCTACAGAGAATGAGTTCAAAGTATATAATAAAGGCGAGTTAATTAAACCATTAAAAGTTGAATATAATCAATGTGTACCAGCTCTAACTAGATTTGGTAGCATGAATATGAATGCAATCTATGGTGAAAAACAAATGCCAGGAGGATTATAATGGTTATACATTTCCCATTAAGCCAATCTGATATCGAAAGCTTACTTTCTATAAGTAAGCTTTTGAAATGTGATAAGATTCTATATGATAGAAACTATGTAAATCCAATTATTGGTGTAGGACCAGAGAAATCATACTTCCAGACTACAAGTTATATGATTGATCTAAGTCCTCATATTAATAACCTATTAGTTAATATCTCTGACTTAAAGAATCTTGGTAAGATTACTCAACTAGAGCCATCTAAAGAGAATCCAGAGATAGCTATTCATAAACCAGTTGTATCTGTATTCAATTGGGATGCTGAATATGTTAAAGCATGTATGAATAGTCTAAGAGAATATCAAATAGATGATAATATCATTGCTAGAACTGATGAGTTCCATAATACAGATGACTATAATGAACTTATGGCTGGTAGTGCATCTACTGGAGCATTCAGAATCAATGTAGGTGGGTATATGATTGATATACCTAAATCAGCTATACCAACATTGAAATCTGATCATGTAGTAGCTACAGTGTATAATGCTCCTAATAAAGACTTTAACGTTCTTAGATTTAAGATAACTAAACGTAATGGTATCATTGTTAATCAGTCAATGTTATTCTTACCTTACTAAGGGATTTGGCTATAGAGAATCAATCTCTATAGCCAGATTCGTTTATTTAGCATACGGAAAACATTTAAATAATCAAAGGAGGAACGATAATGGCTGAAGATAAAAACGTAAAACAGCAAGAAGGTCTACTAAGTAGTATCCGTAAAGGTCTTGCTAATTTATACGGTCGTACATATTATACGCCACCAGATGGCGATAGCGAATTAACTCATCTAACCGATAGAATCAATGACTCTATGGGTAAGATTATCAATGATATCAACTATTCTACAGGATTATCATCTATTAGTACCCTCTATGCTAAAGCAATCGATTATCAAAACGATCCAAAAGTAGCAGATGGGTTTGATAACCTATTTAAAGATATGGCTAACGATGGAAGTGTATATAATGTATTCTTCAATAATCGTAGCCTACGTTTATTTGATGCTGAGATTGATATGATCTGTAAGTATATGCCTATGCTTGAAGATGCATTAGGTGTACTATGTGATAATGTAATCTCATCTGACCATTTCTCTAAAGACTTTATCTTCATCTCTGATGAAAATGTGTCTGTAGAGAATAATAAAGAGCTCTTCTATAATAATATCAAGGTACTTAAAGATAAGTATGACTTACTTATCAAATTCCAAGATATTATCTATAATACTTCTAAGTATGGTGAACGTTTCTATTATATCGTACCATACGAAAGAGCTATTAAGAAGTTATTAGATAACCCAGAGAATAAATTCGTAACTTCACATGAAGCTATGAGTTTAACTGAATCTGGTATTCTTAAACAAACTCCAGCTCTAAAAGAGAGTGGAGATGTATTTGTTAATACAATCAATAAGAAAGAACAGTCTTTAGATGTTGAGTTTACTTTCAATATGAGTAATTCTCTATCTAAAGAGATTGTAGCTCATGAGTCGGCAGCGAATAGACTTAAACAAATTAAGGAATCTGCTCTAAACTTCAATGAGGCTACAACTAGTACAGTATCTCTAGTAGCTAATGATAAATTAGATGCTAGTCCATTCTATGATGATACTACAAGTAATGGTTTAATCGTAGCTGGAGATAATAGATTCAATACTAAAGAAGACTGGGGATTGAATGGTTGTGTATTCAAAGAACTCAATCGTTATAAAATCATTCCAGTTAGAATTGAAGATCTTATCTTAGGTTATGCTTATCTTGAAAACGATAGGTATGGTTTAGATGATGACTTCCCAGTAAGTGATACAACTACACCAGTTAATGCTATGGGTATTAATGTAGCAACAGACCTAGAAGCTACAAAGAACTCTGCTGTTATCTCTGATAGTATTGTTAAGACTGTAGCTAATAAGTTATCTGCGGCTATTGATACTAAATTTATTAAGCTTAACAAAGACTTATCTAAAGAAATCTATACTGTATTGAAACATGATCTTCAAGCTGGTAGAAAGAATAAATATAATGTAACTTTCTTACCACCTGATGATGTAGTTCATTGCTATTATAAATTAGATCCTGATACATATAGAGGTATCTCTGACTTGTATAAGTCTATGATACCAGCTAAGTTATTCATCGGTCTATATATTACCAATACTATTGGTGCAATGACTCGTGCACAAGATCGTCGTGTATACTATGTAAAACAATCTGGTATTGATACAAATATCTCTAAGATTCTATTAACTACTATTGACCAATTGAAACGTCAAAACTTCAATATCCGTCAATTAGAATCCATGAAGAATGTATTGAATATCCTAGGTCGATTCAATGACTTTGTTATTCCAACTGACAATAGCGGTAATGCACCAGTACAGTTTGAAGTTATGCAAGGTCAACAAATTGATCCACAAACTGACTTGATGGAAAAACTCCAATCTATGGCAGTTAATAGTACTGACGTGCCATTTGAGATTGTACAAGCAAGACAATCTATGGACTATGCTATTCAAGCATCTATGTCCAATAGTAGATTCTTAAAGAAAATCTATAATAGACAAACTATAGCTAATAGATTCTTATCATCTATTATGACTAAGCTCTATAGAGGTGAGTTTAATAATCCAACAGCGGTTATTAAAGTTAACTTACCAACACCGATGTTCTTGAATCTAACTAATACTAACCAAATCATTCAAAATGCTAATGATGTAGCACAAGCTGCAATGGAAGCATTCTCTGATGATTTAGATGATAATGCTAAACAAATCTTCTTCAATAACTTGAAAGGTAAAATGCTTGAAAGTTATATTGATATGGAAATGATTATGCGTGTTAAAGAAGCAACTAAGATTGAATATGCTGCTAATCAACAAGATCAAAATGCTGATGGTGGTGAATATTAATCCAACAAAATATGGTCATAGGCTTTAATAGCCTATGACCATAAGTTGCTGTCGTTTATTGTATTGAGAGGTGAAACACTTTGTACTTGCGATGAGAGTGACAAAGCAGAAAGAGAGATTTGACCACGCATGAAGAAGTCCGTTCATGTGATATAAGCAGTTTGCAATTATTGTGAGAGGAAAGAACAACTTCCATTCATCCCTGATGGAAGTGTATCTGAAATCCGTTCGGAGTATTCCCATGTATATTTTAACGTAAATCAAGCGTAGTAGAATTGTATCGATTTAAGAAGATTTGTTTCATGAAGTATGTGTTATTAGGTAAGTATTTAGGAGTTTTGTTTAACTTCATAAAATCTTCATACGCAGTCAATATATTGTTACTAAAATGAAAAGAATAAATGGACTAGGAGATTAACTCCTAGTCCACTTTGTTTATTCTATTATTAAAATCTATTAACCAGTATAAGTTACACCCTTACCAGTATTACCTTCACCGTTAGGACGAAGTACTTTATTGTAAGGAGCCATATTAGTTACACCAGAGTAAGTCATTTCAGACTCATCCCAGATTGTACCTTTACGTACCCAATCAAGTAAGCTTTGAGCTTTTCTGTTGATGATTGTGTTTGTAATAGGGAAACCAGAGAACTCTACAGATAATTCTTTGAAACCAATGTCACCACGTTCAATATTGTAGATATTCAAGTCAGCATTTGTTGGTTGAGCAGCTACGATATAGAATGCTTTTTCAACATTCATCAAAGTATTGTCGGTTACGATATATAAGAAGCTGAATACTTCTTGGTCGAAACCAGGTTCTTTGATTGTACCATCTTCGATAAGACCATGATAATGTTTAACTTGAGTTGTAGGGTCTTTAATACCACGTAAGAACAACTCATGTACTTTAGTCATGATGGAACCAGATTTTTCGAAGTAACGCATAGTGAATGTAGAACCAGATTGGCTATTAACTTTGTTAATAACGTTGATGGATTTAACACCATTTGTTAATTCTGCAGTATCGGAAGTCATGTTATCAATACCGTCTAAACCACGGAATTCATACTCCAATACATGTACGTATGTATCAATAAGTTTTTTGTATTGATCATTCTTAGAAGCCAAAGCTTTCAAGAAGTTAGGAATAGTCAATACAATGATCATACCATAACCAGATTCAAATTGATTGAATTGGTGTAAGTTAGCCCAGTCAGTTACACCACGGAATAGTGCATACTGAGTTAAATCACGAATTTCTTTAGTGCCGTCGAAGATAAAATTAACAGCACCTGGAGTTTTATCAGCCATATTATTTATCCCCCTTAAGCATTGGCACTAACAGCAGTAGCGATTGGAATAGCAACGATACGGAAGATTTCAGCTTGAGCGAAGTCTTTGAACGATACTTGGATAACCGCATAAACAATTTTGTTTGCTGCATAAGCAGAATCAGATTTGAAGTCAATAGAGATAGAAGCGAATTTATTAGCATTATTGTTAATAACTGCTTGTACGTCTTGTTTGTAGTCTTCGAAGTCTGTACCTGTGATGAATTTATAACGGGATTTAGGACATGCAATACGAATTTGTTTGATCAATTCTTGGATAGCCAATACGTTATTAGCATAGCTTAATTGAGTATGAATATCTTGAGAAGTGTATTCGGATGCAAGAGAGAAGATACCGTTATAGTATTTACCAAAGTTTACACGAAGGTCATCCATTTCAGCAACTTGGTCGCCTGCAGGAGTAACCTTAGGAACGTAAGATAAAGTACCTTCGATAAGTTCAGGAATTACCCAACCATTGTTTTGACCAGCACATACTAAGGAACGACCATTAGCAAAGTGCATACAGATCAAACGAGCAATGGAATAACCCATAGTTACTGTAATTTGTTTACGAGTATATGGATCAAATACATCGAAGTATTGACAGTAAGTCGCAACGTAACGGCTATTACCACCAGTATTCAAAGTCTTAGCATTCTTGATTGCAAGAAGGTTAGTAAGACCTTTAGTACCCATATCACGGAAATAGAATACGTCTTGACGGAAAGAACAAAGGTTTTCAATAGCACGTTTTACAATATGAGGATAGTTAGCATCAACAACAACGTCAATTGGGTTGTTATCGATATCATAGATATCATCATTGAAAGTACCATTGTATACTTTAGCCATTTCTGTAGCATATACAGATGTAGCATCAGTTACACCTTTATAGCCAGAGATTGGAGATGTACCGAAAGTATCACCATTATAACCACCAGTCAATGGATGACCAGCAAAGCTATCAAGTTTAACAGTCGCTACACCATCATTAGTGGATTCTAGTACTTCAAAGTTTTTGAATACTTCACCTTTCCAAGTACGAGCACCAATGATATCAGATTCACGTAAACGAGTTTCAGATAAGCCAGCAATAGCTGCTACCTTAGCGTAGAATAATTGCATTTGATCTTCATAACCAAAGCATTTAACTTGTTTAGAAGTACGTTTAACTACAGAATCAAAGAATAAGTTGTATCCAGCTTCAACTTCAGAAGGGTTCAAGGAGAATACAATAGATTCTAATGTGTTGCTATTTTCATCGATGTCTAATACATAACGTGCAGATTGTGCAGAACGAGATAATGTAGAATCAAGAGAAATAGTAACGTTCTTTTGAGATACACCACGACCATTGTCTAAGATCAAGAACAATGGGAATTTGTTATCTTTTTTATTTTTGAATTTTTCATAGAAAGCTCTAGAAGTTGCAACGTAGTCATTACCATGAGTATTTTCTTCAGCTTCCAAAGTTTCTACAGAGTAGTTTACTTGACAAACTTTATACATAGCAGCAATGCCATCTACACCAGCTTCGTCTTTAGTATAAGTAGGACGTTGTGCAGGATCAGTAATAGATGCAACATCTACTGCTTTCCAGTATAAGTCTTCAGTTACATAAGAACCATCAGTCTTAGTAATAGGGGATCCAGTCAAAGGATCGAATTTAATACGAGATTCTTGACGGGAAATTTCTTTTACGTGAGCAACTACACCTAGCATAGCCAAACGAGAAGTAGGGTCAACGACACGTTTTGCATAAACGATACCGCCGTTGTTAATTACGTTAGCTGCTTGGAGTAAAGGTTGACCATGACGAGCAAAAGAGATTTCACCATATTGGTCGAAGAAATCGTCGCCTTGCCATTTAGTATATTCTTCAGTCCCTTTGTCCGAAGTAAAACCAGCAAATACAATCGGTTTTGTTGTAGAGTCGGCTATATTCAGAGAGGGAATATAACTTTGGTCTTCAAGAATGATTTTTGTACCAATCATAATCTTTTATTTCCTCCTTAATAGATTTTAAATAATAGTTATAAACGAATCCGATATGGATACTATTTAAACTTTTATTCATATGTTAATTATGGCTATTGCATAAGGATCTTTTCCATAGGTGAATCAACTTTGTTTTTGTTGATCATGGAGTTAACTACCGCATCATCCCAGTTTTCGGATGTCAATGCAGTAAATGCAGAAATATATTTAGGTACCATCTTAATAGATAGTGGCTTATATTTGTGCATATCAGTTTCCTTAGCTAAGCGGAATGGAATTGATTCATCTTTAACAGATCTACATAGTTCAGATACTAAGATGCCAAACATCTGTGCAGAGATACCGAAAGAAGAACCATTGAATTTAATGGAATCCATTAAGAATGCATGTAACTTATCATATGCAATTACATTAGGGATATTACCAGTGATCATAAAGATTCTAAACATATTCTCTACATTGGTGATATCTTCAGGAGATCCAGTATTTACTATAACTACATCGTCTTTCTTGAACTTTAAGATACGATAATCTACAGGAACTGGAATATTCTTATTCAATACATAGTCTTTAACCTTCTCTATTGAAGAAGGCATTGTAGATATAAGAACTGGGTGATTGAATAGCTTAACACCGTAGATAGATTTTCCTTTAGAGTCAAATACCTCATAGGAGAATAGTCCTAATGTGTTTACGTATTCACCAGCCTCTTCGGCATATTTCATATGCCCATCATTTCTAAAATAATTCTCAGGGATATAGAATACTAGTTCTCCATCGCCTTTAAATATAAGGGAAGTTCCTTCTTCTTTAAGGAATGATCCCACATTCTTCATACCCATAGTAACCTCCTATAGAGTAATAATTGTCTTATACTCTAATGTTTAGGGGTAATAAAGTTACTGGATTTATTTATTCTCTAATGCAGTGATGCGGTCAGTGATGGCTTTAAGCTTTTCATCCATAGTAACTTTATTATAGATAGCAGAGTTATAGTGTGCTGTAGTCAATACAGTATAAGAGTTAGCACCATTATAATGCTTAAGTTCTTTACCGATTACTGTAGTAATAGATCTCTTATCACCAAGCTCTAGGTTATCATTCTTATTAATCTTAGCAATTACACGGACATCGTTAGTTGTAGTTTTACCATGATATCCAACTTGGTTACCTAGAGTAATACCATTATTAAGAAAATCATTATTAATGTGATTATAGTAAGACCTTTTAGCAGAATACTTATAAATACGAACGTAATCGTGAGAATTGGCACACATATAAATATCCCCATTAACGTAAGTAAAGTCTTCGATTTCACAGTATGGCTCCATTTCAATTTCTCTAATAACCTTGAATTGATTACCGATTAAACGGCATTCAATCAATCGTCTAGTAACTGCAAAGATGATAGTATCTCCATTAAAGAATGCACCATTAGAGTCTACGTTAGTTTCATCTACTTTAACAATATACTCGGACTTAGTAGTCATAGTATTATCAGTATATACTCTGACTTTACGGGATTTACTATCAGCTCCAGGAACTATAGATACATATCTACCAGAGCCAGCTATATCTTTACCGATATTAAAACACTTCTCTGGATAGTCATTAAACTCACCTAATACAAGTTCATCTAAATGATTACGGTTAATATTATAAATACGTGTACCATTAGCAGCGCCATTAGTAGCTCTAATGATCTCACCATCCATGAATAATGTATTAACGTGACCAAGTTTATCTATACCCTCAAAGTCAGTAAACTTAACTACATTCATATCCATATCTAACTCATAGATACGTTGTTTAGAGTTATCAGCATTACAACATGCTAAAATGAATCTTTTACTTGTCGGATCATAGGTAAATCCCTGACATTGATTAACTACAGTCTTATCAATATCAATAGTTTTTACAAAAGTAATGTTTGTTTGATCTGCTAAAGTTGCAGGTCTTTGAGCATTAATATCAGAACCAATATGTCTGAAAGATTTCTTAAGAAGCTCAGTGAAGTCTTTTGTATTTTTCATAATAAATTCTCCTTTCATTACTATATTGTAAAAAGAAACCCAGAAGAGGTTAATCCTCTTCTGGGAATATTATTAGATAGCATTCAATTCATAACCTGGGTTAGTATATACTGCAATAGAATGTCTACTAGATTCTTCGGCATATTCTGTAGGATAGATTTCTTCAAGAGCTAAACTATCGTTAGTAGTAGAACCTACAGGTTCCCAAGTTTTCTTAGAGTAGTTATATTTTTTAGTTTCATCTAAGTTATATAATGGAATTCTATATTTACAGAATTCATAGGTACCTAATCCAGGATGATCTTCTGGGCATAATACATGAACGTATTTATCATAGTATTTAGCTAATTCATCAGTGGATGCAGGTCCTAATACGAATTCATATGAGTTAACTGTAGTATTATATAATTTAGATTTAGCATTATGAATAGTAGTTTCATTATCAATGATAAACTTCATTGGTGTAGATGGAACTTCAGGTTTATCATATGCTGGATCCACTACTAAATATATTAAACCATATCCAAGTAATAACTCTAGTTCACCTTTACGGTCAGAATCAGATGTGATTAATACTCTTTTAATATTTTTATTATATGCTAATGGAGCTTTAGATGTATAGATATATTCTAAATCTGAACTCATAGTATCTATAAATTTAGTATCATATGGAGATGCAATCAAATTAGCAGCATTAGCTACTGGTTTATATGTAACACCATCTTGATTTTTATAATACCCACTACCATCTAATTGTAGAGTAATACCATGGTATGTAACAGGATTACCGTATGGGTCAGCAGCACAAATACCAAGTAATGGTAGATTATATTTTACTGAATCATCTATTATATCAGTAAATCTAAATTTAACCTCTTCAGCACCAATAATTTTACCACTACCTTCAGGTCTAGAGTTTCTATTAAATTTAATAACATCTTCGTCTACATGAAGCATTGGGAATTCTTCAAATACTGCAGGTTGATTATAGTCATCAAATTTAAATAGATCGCCTGAAATAGGTACAAGATCACCAAAGTATGCATGACCTGGTTTAATAGTTAATTTAGCTAATGCATCTTTTTTGCTTTTCTTGAGCTTATCAGTGTACTCTTTATAATTAATAGGTCTACTATTCAATACCCCCATTATATTACGCCCACCAAAGTAAGCATTTCTATCTTTGATTAGTTTCAATGATTGTTCAAAATCAAGATATGTACTTGCGTCTACGAATGTTTTTGTTTTAGGGTCATATTTTTTAGTACCATCCATATTATAGATTTCGAATAGTCTTAAAATACCACCCAAGTTTGCATCTTCATTCAATTTAGCAATATTTACAAAATCATCTTCAGTTCTAATTTGAACATTGGTTGCTAACATAATGCTCTCGCCAGGTCTATCAAGATATACAAATTCAGCTAATCCATCATAATTGCTAGTTATACCACTATATGATACATTAAATTCTGGTAATTTAATAATATGAGCATTGCTTTCATCTCTAAAGCTATAATATGTTTCATCTGCACTTTCATAGCTATTATGACCAGCAATTTCTGTAAAATAGAGTACAGAATCCAAATCAATGACTAATTCTCTACAAGTAAGATCTATGTTTCTACCTTTATTTGATAAGGAAAAGTGGAATTTATTAGCATTGATTTTTGTAATAAGAGTATCCTGCTCTTCTCCATCTTTTTTATAGTATAATTTTGTATTGAAGTTAGGGAATACAAATTCACCAACTTCTAATGTATCACCAGACATATTAGATTTATCTAAATGAATATCAGTTGTATATACGGTAGTGATTTCTTGGCTGATACATTTTTTACTTACATAGGTCTTATATAGTGGTTTTAAAATAGTATTATAAATATCCGTAACAGGCTCAGCAGTTTTAATTACTAAGTTAGCATTGCCTTTAGTTCTATATAAATCATCAGTTACTTCAGCAGAAGGGAAATCGATATCTATAGTTTTACCAGCTGGAATAATATATTCATTTGTAGCTAGCAATACAGAGTTAACGGAATTCAATTCCGCACTATCAGTATTATAGATAAATCCACCAAATAATGTATTCTTACCGCTATTAAATCCTTCTAGTACTTTAGATTTTTTAATACCAGTAGGAACTTTATTAATTTCAGTAGCTAATGTAGAAGTCGAATTAGACTCTGGGGTTACATTATTAGATTTTAAAGCTTGTTTTGCATCTCTAATATCAGATGCAATGCTTTCAAGGGTTTGAATGACTTGATTAACAGTATCAGACATTGGTTACCTCCTTTAATTTATTTAATTATAAGTGATCGTATTCTTCCATAGGAGTATTACCAGACGGTTCTGTAGGGAATCCTTGATTATTCTGGAATACTTCTAAATACTCACCACGTTCAGTGATATCGTTAGAGTATAAATCTTCCATAGGAGTACTATCATCTGTTAATACATTAACAGGCTCCCATGCCTTTTTAGAATAGTTATATTTCTTAGTTTCAGCTAAGTTATATAGCGGTAAACGGAATTTACAGAAGTTGTATTTACCTAGACCAGGATGATCTTCTGGTACTAATACATGAACGTATTTATCCACATATTTTGCCATCTCATCTGTAGTATATGGTCCTAAAATGACTGTAGCACCATTACGGGTAACTTTAGATTGGTAAGTTTTAGATTTGGATACTTCAATAGTAGAGTCTTTATCTAGGATATACTTCATTGGTGTAGTAGGTTTTTCAGGTACTCTTGTTGCATTAAATGTTTGATAGATCATACCATAACCTAGTAAAGTTTTCAATACGCCACGTTTTTTACCATCAGATACAATTTTGATACTTTTAATATTTTCATTATATACTAATGGAGCTGCATTAGTTTTGATATTTTTAACCAATCCATTACTACTATCCGACAGATCAAGATCAGTATTATTATATAACTTCACGTCATAATGAGAGACCAATGTATTTACTGCATTTTTAAGAACAGTGTATTTTACTCCATTCTCACGCACTATATCTGCGTTTATATATAGTCTAATTCCACCATATCCAATAGTATCAGAACTATAGAATGCACAGTTTGTAATGAATGGATATACATCAGCTCTTTGTTTTGAATATTCATCAGCAAACTCAAAACTTGTGCTATTATATGTATTAATAGCGTCTCTAGAATTAGAGTATTTACCTAATCGGAGAGCACCTTCTAATAGCTTAACCATTGGGAAGTTTTGATAATATGAGATATATGTAGCTTCATCATATCTAATCAATTCTGGCTCAATAGAGTTGCCAATCATGTAATATACATATCCTTTATTTACATTAAGCCCTTGCACTATAGCTTTAGTATTCTTTTCTAATTTAGCCATGTACTCTTTATAGTTGAGAGCTTTCTTACCATTCTCATCAAGCATCATGACATTATTAGTATTCTTATAATATTCAGTTGCATCGATCATATTATCATCTATAGTATACCCAGGTGATGTAACATATTCACTTGTTGATGCATCTTCAAATGCCTTCGTCATAGGATTATAGATCTTAGTACCATCCATATTATAAACTTTAACTAGACGTAGGATATTTGCAATATGTTTAGGATCTTCTAATAAAGTTTTATTAGTGTCATTTTCTTCTGTACGGATTTGTACATTGTAAGCTTGCTCAACGTTAGCATCTAAGCTAAGACCATTATATGCGTACTCAGTAGCAGCATATTCTACGTTGAATTCTGGTAAATAGATAATATGATGATCTATGTCATCTCTGTGATTATAGTATTCTGCTGCTTCAGGATCATCATCTACTAAATAATGGTAACCATCATGACCAGAAATTTCTTTCTTAATAATTTGAGTAGCAAAGTCTAGATCAACAGTAATTTTCTTACATTTAATATTGAGGTCTTTACCACGATAATTCAAAGAGAAGTGGAATCTATCGATTTCAAAGTTAGTAATCAATGTACCTTCTTTGTCGTCATCATTTTTAGCTGCATAGAAGTTTGTATTGAAAGTTGGGAATACGAATTCACCAAATTTATATACACCATTTTCTACAGTAAGATTTCCTTTCCTCAATAAGACGTTAATCTTACGGATTTCTACTTGTGTAATTGTAGAGTCATTATAGTCATATGTGAGACTATGCTTTAAATAAGTCTTATATAGAGCATTTAAAACTGTATAATATAATTCAGACATTTTACCGTTGTATCTAAATTTGATTATATCACTACTACTAGTATTATTAACAATACCTGGAGTTGGGAAAGTCAGATTCAAATATTTACCTACAGGTACTTCATACTCATCTGCTTTAACTACAGTAGTATTGCTATCATTTAATTCATTAACACTTTCACTATTCGGATATATAAATCCACCTTTAAGGGTGTTTTGTCCACCATTGAATCCTTCTAATACAGTTGATGCCTTGATAGCTGCTGGTAACTTGCCAATTTCAGTAGCTAAAGTTTTTGTGGTACTGGAATCCAGTACCACATTATTTTGTGTGAGAGTAGACTTAGCATTACTAATATCATTGGCAATACCTTCAAGGGATTGTATGATTTGATTAGCCGTTTCTGTCATGACTATTCTCCTCTAATTTGTTTTAACTTTTCATTGATTGCATTCAAAGTAGCATTCAATTCTTCTTTAGTTACCAATGTAGAAGTGTCTACAGTTGGAGCTGGAATAGCCGCAATTGCTGCTTGCATTTCAGTCTTAGTTGGATAATCACCCAATTTAGTGGTCAATGCAGCAGTAGTAGTATATGCTTCTAAATCTTTCTTCTTAGTAAATAAATTATCAAACTCACCACGGTTATATAAGTTACCAAGTTTAGCTTGTTGATATTTAGTTACGAAGTAGTGATTATCATCTTGAGTAATATTAGCAGCTGGAATAGCTTTGATTTCTTCTTTAGTAGCTAAGGAAGATGTATCAATTTCTCCAGTGTTAGCTTTAACCCACTCAGAACCAGTCCAGAATACAGGTGCACCTAGGGTAGTGTCAAAATACGTTTGACCAACAACAAGGTGCTCAGTTGGACGGTTTTCGGTACTCCCAGAATGAATAATTGGCACAGTTGCATATGTCATATTTTTCATACGGTTAACTTTACGTGGAATTATTTTAAAACCGTTAACGAAAATATGTTTTTGAGTTGTACCATCAATACTATATGGATGGAGATAACCAGATACCTCTTCAACAATTGGTTTTAAAGTAAGAGTTTTAGCATCTTCATTAACTGCTGTAATTTCAAATGAAACAGATGAACCAGAGTCATAATTTTCTAATACGGTACCAACATTAACTATCTTACCACCCATAGTACCATCTTTGAATTTTGGTAATTCGCTGAATGTAGCTGTATATAATTTATCTTCCTCGCTATAAGTAAGAGAAATTATATTAGATGCAGCTCTAGATATAAGTACTGATGTAGTGTGCTCATATGTAGATACATATGCAAAGTGACCATATTTATTTGGATCTACTTCAGTGAAGATATCACCTTTAACACCAGCAGTATTTTCAGAGTAATCTGTACCTTTACCTTGGACTGGAGTACCTTCGGAAGATGCAATATAGATAGCACCTAATTTACTACCATTAGCTTGGTCAGTACCATTCATATTACGATCTGCACCAATATATGGTCTAGAGATAAATTGTGTATTCTTAGTATTATAACTTTCAAGCATATAGCCAGATTTATCATATACCAAGTTAACACCTTTATCTTTGAAGAATTTTAAGGTTGCAGTTTCTGTAACACCATGAATTGATAATGGAATCATAGTACCAAAGAATGCAAAGTAGTCAATTTTACTAAGTACTTCTGCAAAGTTAGCATCAAAGTTATCAAATGTTACATTAGAGATATTAAGAAGGGATACTTCACTATCTACTGAAGATAAAGAGATAAACGATGGTACAGTTGCGTTTTGTGCTCGTTCAATATTGAAAGGTTTTAAATCTAATCTAATATCAGAAACTGTAGCACCAGCTGTACAATTGATGGTTAAAATATCATTTAGAGCACCTAAATCATAGTAGCCTTTATAAGATAAGTTAGATAAATTATAGCATGTTAAGTTAACTGCATTACCAACTTCTTTAGCAATCTCTTCATTATCGTATACAATATCAATATTCTTAATGGAAGCTTTAATAGAAATGGAGATATTGTTTTTACAGTTCTTAGTAAGAATATTCTCAATTTTATTATTATTAGAGTATTGACCACTCATCTCGATGGAATATTCCATATTCTCAATAGAGATATTTCTAATTTCAGAATCAAAGAAACTGCAACTTGTATAGATTGCATAATAGCCACCATTATACTGCATATTAGTACATTCAAAGTTATAGAACTTGTAATCATAAGCATTGAATCCTTCATCAGAATCTTGAGTGAAGAATATACCATAAATAGATTGAGATGCCATTTGACTTCCTTCAGCTGGTAGCTCAAGGTTGTTTACTGTAAAACCATCAATTTTTACATTATAACCACGAGTTTGAGTGAAGCTTTCAGGACGTAATTCTAAACCAGTATAATTGCCTTCACGGTTACCATGGAATTCAAGAATAGTTTTATATCTATTTTGAGCATGGATATTAAGGTACTTATGACGATCGCCTGGAATGAATACAGAAACTTTATTAGAAATTTTATAAGTACCATCTGGGAAGATTACTTCTGTATAGTTCTCATCACGTACTTTTCTAAAAAGTTCATTTAGCTTTTCAGTCACGTCAGTAGCACCAGTATTATCAATACCGAAGTCTAATACGTTAATAACTTTACCAGCAAATACTTTAGATTCAATATTTCTAATATCAGAACCTACTTTGCGGGCAAGAGGTTTAAGAGTTTTCTCAATAGCTTTTTTAAATTCAGCCATGTCAAAATTTCTCCTTTCAAAAATTTAAATAAAGGAGAGATGATCGTAATGATCATCTCTCATTAGTATTACTTTATTGTATATTAAATTGTCAGTTATTAAAGACCTATTGTTGAGGACTTTCTGTACCAGCTACAGGAGCTGCAGCTTCAGCAGTACCGTTTTTACCAGCTTCATATTCAGCAACTAAATCAAGTGTACTGAAATCTAAAGCTTCTTCTTTAACATAACCTGTCAAATCAGGAGCAGCAGCAGTGATTACGCCTTCTCCAGAGATAGAAATGCCAGGACCAGCAGTTAATTTAGGTTGAACTTCTGCTGCTTTTGCATAGTCTGCTAAAGTAGTAGTCAAAGATGCAGTAGTTGCATAGTCACCTAATTTAGTAGTTAATGCTGCAGTAGTAGTATAATCAGCCAATTTAGTATCTACAGCTGTAAGTGTAGAATAGTCAGCTAATTTAGTATCTACGGAAGTAGTTGTAGCATAATCAGCCAATTTAGTATTTAAAGCTTCTTCTTTAACTAAACCAGCAACTTTACCATCGACTAATGTAGTAATTTGCTCTGTAGTGGAATATGCGCTAAGATCAGGGGCTTGGTTAGGAGCCGTAGCGGAGATTACACCTTCTTCAGAGATTTGGATATTAAGACCGGCTTGAAGTTTATCTTGCTTGCCTTCTTTTAATTTTTTAATATCGACACCAACCGCTCTCGCAAATGGTGCTAATACTTTTTTCAATTGGGCTTGTATAGAAAGAGCCATTATTGAATTCTCCTTTCAAAATATTATTCTAACGAGTAAACATATTGCTCGCTACTAGTATGTTTCGAGAAACTAGTAGCGAGAATATTTCTTAAAATTAGTTAGCGCCTTCGTTGTATGCGTCAAGCATCAAGTTAGGATCTAATTCTTCTTCCTCTTCTTCGCTTGCTTTAGGAGGAGCAGCTGGAGTAGGAGCAGGAGTTACAGTTTCACTTGTTGCAGGAGCAGCAGGTTGAGCTACAGGAGTTGTAGTTGCAGAAGATGCTTCTGTACTAGGAGTTGCAGCTGGAGTAGATGCTGCAGGTTGAGTTTCGCCAGTAGCTGGAGCTACAGGTGCAGTTTCAGTACCAGTAGTTACTGCAGGAGCTGGAGACTCAGTATGAGTTTCTGTATTAGCTACAGGTGCTGCAGGAGATTCTGTGTGAGTTTCTTCACTTGTCACAGGAGCAGCAGGTTGAGCTGTTTCGGAACCGGTTGTTACTGCTGGAGACTCAGTATGAGTTTCCTCAGTGGTGCCTGTTGCAGGAGCAGGTGTAACTTCAGTGTGAGTTTCTTCACTTGCCACAGGAGCCGCAGGTTGTTCTGTATGAGTTTCTTCAGTATTAGAAGCTGGAGACTCAGTATGAGTTTCTTCACTTGTTGCTGGAGCCGCAGGAGTACCTTCAGTACCAGTAGTTGCTACAGGTTGTTCTGTATGAGTTTCTTCAGTAGTAGCTACAGGAGCTGCAGGTTGAGCTGTTTCGGAACCAGTTGTTACTGTAGATTCTTCAGTAGTACCAGTGGAAGGAGCTTCAGTATGAGTTTCTTCATTAGATACAGGAGCAGTTTCAGAACCTGTGTTAACAACTGGAGATTCAGTATGAGTTTCTTCACTAGTTGCTGGAGCTGCAGGAGTACCTTCAGTACCAGTTGTTACTGCAGGTTGTTCTGTGTGAGTTTCTTCACTAGCTACAGGTGCAGTTTCTGTATGTGTTTCAGAACCAGTAGTTACAGCTGGAGCACCTTCAGTGTGAGTTTCTTCACTTGCTACAGGAGCAGCTGGGGACTCAGTATGAGTTTCTTCACTAGCTACAGGAGCTGTTTCAGTACCAGTTGTTACAGCAGGAGTGCCTTCAGTAGATACAGGAGCAGCTGGTTGTTCAGTTGTACCAGTTACAGCTGGAGCAGATGTGGTTTCAGAACCAGTATTTACTGCAGGGGACTCAGTGTGAGTTTCTTCACTAGTGGCAGGTTGAACTGCAGGAGTACCTTCAGTACCAGTAGTAGCTGGAGATTCAGTATGAGCTTCTTCAGTTGTACCAGTAGTTACCGCAGGAGTGCCTTCAGTACCAGTAGTTGCTACAGGTTGTTCTGTATGAGTTTCTTCAGTAGTAGCTACAGGAGCTGCAGGTTGAGCTG